ATATAAGGAGGATAAATTATGGCTATATCACGACAACAACTCGTAAAAGAGCTTGAGCCAGGTTTAAACGCCTTGTTCGGCCTAGAGTACAAACGATACGACCAGGAGCATAAAGAAATTTATACTACTGAGTCTTCTGACAGAGCTTTTGAAGAAGAAGTAATGTTATCTGGCTTTGCGAATGCATATGTTAAACCGGAAGGTTCAGCTGTTGCATACGACAACGCACAAGAAACATTCACTGCAAGATATACTAATGAAACAGTAGCTCTTGCATTTGCTTTAACTGAAGAAGCAATGGAAGATAACCTGTATGACAGACTTTCGTCTCGTTATACAAAAGCACTAGCGAGATCTATGTCTAATGCGAAACAGATCAAAGCTGCTAATCCCCTAAATCAAGGGTTGCCTACTACAGACAACTATGATTCTGGTGATGCAGTATCTTTGTTCAATACACAGCATCCGACAATCGCTGGGACTTTTTCAAACACGTTAACTACACAGGCAGACCTTAACGAAACATCGTTAGAGCAAGCAATGATCGACATTGCGGCTTTGACTGATGAGAGAGGTCTTAAAATCGCAGCTAGAGGAATGAAAATGATTATTCCTTCTGAAAACCAATTCAACGCGGAGAGATTGTTAAAATCTCAAGGTAGAGTTGGTACAGCTGATAACGATATCAACGCTCTTAAGAATATGGGAATGGTCCCTGAAGGATATAGAGTAAATCACTATCTAACAGATACTGATTCTTGGTATATTATCACTGACGTGCCAAATGGTATGAAGTACTTTGAAAGATTACCGGTCCAAACTAAAATGGAAGGTGACTTTTCAACAGGAAACGTAAGATACAAAGCTAGAGAAAGATACTCGTTTGGAGTATCAGACCCTAGAGGTATCTACGGTGTTGAAGGTGCTTAATAACTAACAAACTAAGGGGCCGCCTTAAAACGGCCCCTTTTTATTTATAAGGGTGAATATATGAGAAAATTCCTAGTACATATTAATGCGTATCAATATCAAGCTAAATTTGAAGTTTTAGCTGAGGATAATGTTGAATCTATTGAAAATTCAATAGTTGACAAACTAGGAGATAAGAGTATAAAATGGGAGTCTCTTGGAGAAATGATGGATCCCAAGATAAAACGGATAACCTATGAGGAGGTTATAGATGTTACACGACCTGTACACTACGAAAAGGTCCTTGGAGTTGAGGTGGCAACTGGAGTATGAGCAAAGTGGTAAATATACTCTGGATATGGTCCGAATTGATGACAAAATTAAAGAAGTCATTACTGAGATCAAACTCGAAGAATCAAAGATTGCAGATAGAGAAAATGCAATTCGAAATGCTGCCCCCGAAGTTTCTGTGGCTACTTAAATAAACGCCACATCGCTGAAATCGTATATTTCTATTAGGATCTCTTGCACTCCATTTAAATCTATTATATAAATCAATCACTATACAATTAAAATCAGAACATAGACGCGTATAGTCGACGGCCTAGAGACTATGTTCATAAATCTAGGAGGATTTAATTATGGCTACAACTACATTTTCGGGACCGATAAAAGCGGGAACGATAAATAATACGACTGGAACTACTGTTGGTACAAATGTGGCAAACACAGGTTTTGTATTGATGGCACAATCAGCTAACATTGTTTTTGAAGCTGATGGCACTACAACTGACATTGCAACATTACCAGCCAATAGTCAGATTTTCCAAATCACTTTAGATATTACCACTGCGTTCGATGCAGGTACTACTAATACGATTGATTTTGGAGATGGAACTACAGCTGATCAATATGCTGATGCTTTAGCAGCAGGAGCGCAAGCTAGAGTTTTAGCAACTTCTGATGTTTCCCAGATTGGAAACTTAATTGATATAGGTACTTCTGACATTACTGTCACAGCTACATATAATCAAAGTGGAAGTGCAGCTACAGCTGGTGCGGCTACAGCTACTGTTTTGTATTTACAAAATAGAAACTTAAGCTAATAAATAATTAAAGTGCTCCTTCGGGAGCACTTTTAATAGGAGAAAATATGTCAAGTTTTACAAGTGACCAGACAACCATCAACATGACTACTGTAGGTAGCAATACTCTTGCACGAACAGGTAGATGTAGAATTACATCTATTCAAGCGGAAGGAATTGCAGCTTCTACTATGGTTTTTTATGATTCTACAAGTACAGGATCACCTGGAACTGCGGTAGCTACGTATAATTATAATACAGAAGGGATGCAACTTTTCATTCCCGGTTCTGGTATTTTATGTAAAGATGGTATTGTTTATAACTTAACGGGAGCTGGTGGAAGCGTTACAATAACGATCACTGGCGCGTAGGAGTTTAAATGGCTAATACTACATCCGGAACAGCGACGTTCGGGAAAACGTTCGCAGTTGACGACATCATAGAAGAAGCTTTTGAAAGATGTGGTATTCGAGGAGTTGCTGGTTACCAGTTAAAAACTGCCAGACGCTCTTTAAATATTATGTTTCAAGAGTGGGCCAACAGAGGAATTCATCTTTGGCAAATTGGAGATGGATACTTAACTCTTGTTGATGGTACCAATGAATATATCGGTTACCGTGCAAGTGGAGATGGAACATCAACTTTATTAACAAGTGCCGGTGCAGCTTTATATGGTACAGACGATATTTTTGAAGCTTCATATAGAAGCAGTGCAGGTACAACTAGTCAATCAGATAGTCCTTTAACAAAAATTTCCAGATCCACATATTCAGCTTTATCTAATAAGTTAGCTAAAGGACAACCTTCTCAATATTGGGTTCAAAGATTCATAGATAAAATTACAGTCACTTTATATACCACTCCAGGCTCAAGCCAAGCGGGCGATAGAGTTCAATTTTATTACATGAGTAGAATAGAGGATGCGGGTGCTTATACAAATGCAGCTGATGTTCCTTATTATTATATTCCTGCAATGTGTGCAGGTTTAGCATACTACGTTAGTATGAAATACAATCCGGAAAGAACACAAAATTTAAAATTACTTTACGAAGATGAATTATTAAGAGCGGAGGCAGCGGATGGGTCTAGTAACAGTACATATGTTACACCTAAGACTTACTACCCAAGTATTTAATTATGGCAAGATACGCACAAGGAAAATTTGCATTAGCAGTATCAGATATTAGTGGACAATCTTTTCCATGGAATGAAATGGTTACACAATGGAATGGGTTATTTGTACATTATTCTGAGTTTGAATCCAAACAACCACAATTAGACCCTAAGCCAAGTGCTGCTGATCCAACAGCTTTACCTAAAACAAGACCACAACAACCCCCTGCAGATGCTTTAAGATTTTTAGATTTTAATCCTTTAATAACTTATGCAGCTGCTTCAGGAATTATAAATGTAAATGAACTGGATCATCAAAGAACTTATAGTGCAACAGTTAGATTTAGAGGACCACCAACTACTTCTCCCGGTACAGGTACGCCCGACTCCATAGGAGATGACGGCCCTGTTGCAGGAAATCCTGTTGTTGCTTTTGCAAGCATTGCAAATATAGATGGAATTTCTGGATCTACAATTTGTCAAGCGGCAGGTTGGACAATGTATCCGGGAAAATATACGGGTACAACTACAACCTTAAATGGCACAATTGATTCTTCAACAACAACTGTTGTATTAACAAGTGGAACAAGTTTTACAGGTGTTTCAACAGCACCCTACGAACCAACAAGTACAAATCCCACAGGTACACCAACTTATGGAATTTTAGTTGATAGTGAAATTATCAGTTATACTGGAGTTAGTACTCATACTTTAACAGGCGTAACGCGTGGAGCATTTGGTTCTACAGCTGCGTCACATACAACCGGTGCTACAATTAGATTATTAAAGACACCGGCTAATTGGTATCATTTTAATAGTGGCGGAACAGCTACGACTGGTGATATAAAAGGTGGGGGATGGAACTTATCTTCTGGACCCGCAACCTTAAAAACGATAGGACCACAATAATATGGCATATCTTTTAGCAAATTTAGAAGACGATCTTAAAAATTACACAGAAGTAGGCAGCAATGTTTTTACTTCTGCTGTTATGAATAAATTTATAACAAACGCTGAGATGAGAATATATAGAGCTTTTGATGCTGATTTAGAAAGATTCTATGCAACATCTAACTGTGTTATTGGAAATAGATATGTAACTATTCCTCAAGATTTAAGAGTTATAAGATATGTTCAATTAAAAGATGATGACGGTAACCAAACTTTTTTAGAACAAAGAGATCCGAGTTTTATGGCAGAATATTATGCTACACCCGGGTCTTCTTCAACTAGTATACCTAAATATTATGGGAATTGGGATGAAGAATATTGGGTAATAGCTCCCACACCAGATACAGCCTATGAAATTACTTTGGCTTATAACAAAGAGCCAACTAGTTTAACAAACACTACAACACCCGCTGCCGCTCCAGCGGCTACAAATGGAACTTATTTATCTAATAAATATCAGGACTTGCTTTTATATGCATCTCTAGTAAATGCATATGGATACTTGAAAGGTCCGATGGATATGTTACAATACTATGATAAAGCTTATACAGAAGCTTTAGAAACGTACGCGAGAGAACAATTAGGTCGTAGACGCAGAAACGAATATCAAGATGGGGTTATTCGTCTTCCAATTAAATCTGAATCACCATCAACTTATTAAGGAGATAAAAAAATATGGCAAACGTAATACCTTATTCCTTTCGTGGAGAGTTATTCACTGGAACACATAATTTTGCTTCAGGCGGAGATGCTTTTAAATTAGCTTTATACACTGCAAGCCCTTACACTACAGCAAGTACTGTCTATAGTGCAACAAGTGAAGTAAGTGCTTCTGGAACAGCTTATACAACAACTGGAAATACCTTAACCGGTAATGCAGTTGCATATGGCACAGCAGTAGCTACTTGTGATTTTGCGGACACGGAGTGGACCTCAGCTACTTTTACAGCAGCTTTTGGAGCAATTTATAATGACGATCAAAGTGATAAATTATGTGTTGTGTTAGATTTCGGAGGAAATAAAACTTGTACTAATGGTACATTTAAAATTACTTTCCCTGATCCATCGACACCGGCCGATGCTATCATAAGCATGAGTTAATAGGAGAATAAAAAATGGCTTTAGTTTTAAACGACAGAGTTAGAGAAACTAGTACTACTTCAGGAACCGGAACTTTAAGTTTAGCGGGAGCGGTAACCGGTTGGCAAACTTTTGTTGCAGGAATTGCAACTGGGAATACAACTTATTATGCAATTCATGAAGAAGGAACAGCTAATTGGGAAGTTGGAGTTGGTACTGTAACTGATGCAACGCCCGATACACTTTCTAGAGACACTATTTTAACAAGTTCTAATTCAGGATCAGCAGTGAATTTTGCTGGTGGTACTTTAAATGTATTTTGTACATTGCCGGCTGCTAAATCCGTTTATGAAGATGGAAGCAGTAACGTAACTTTACCAGCAGATTTAACTATTGGGGCATTATTAAAAATGCCGGATGTTACATCAGGAAAAATTTTAATAGGAGATGGTACATCTTATCAAGAAGACGCTATGTCAGGGGACGCAACTATTGCTACAGGCGGAGCAGTAACACTGGCTAATACAGCAGTATCAGCAGGGTCGTATACTACTGCAGATATAACAGTTGATGCAAAAGGAAGATTAACATCAGCTTCGACGGGATCGGGAGGAGCAACTAACGGATTTGTGATTGCAATGTCGATCGCACTCTAGTATAAGGAAATTATGGCACAGAATTTTAGAAACTATTTAATACAAAACACAGGAACAGTAGCAGTAGACCTTTTAGGAGGTGCTATCGGTGCTGGTACTTATGATTGTGTGATAAGTTTAAGATTAGCGAATACAACAACAAGTACTATTTCTGTAAACGTCTATATTAAAGACACCAAAAAATATTATTTAAATAAAAATGCGCCCATAGTAAGCGGCGGATCATTAGAATTAATGGATGGGGGAAGCAAAGTAGTTTTACAAGCGGGACAACAACTTTATGGTATTTCCGATACAGCTTCATCTTTAGATACGGTAGTAAGTGTAGTTGATCAAATTAGTACGTAA